CCAACAGAAAATTTGGACTATCGCAACGATTGTAATGTTATATCTCGTTTTCCAAGGTATCAGCTGCTCTTTTCTGATGGCAGGACAAGGGGATAATCAGGTCTTTGTAATCCGTTTCGGATCATCAGAGGATGTGAGCGGTCAACTCACACACTTCCTAGCGAGAATGGAGATTGTATGTAGTCAGCTCAACCAAGAAGTCAAACCGGAGGAGTGTATCGACTCGTACACTGTGCTGACTTACAGCAAAGAGATTTATGTCGAAGGAGTTCATCGTCAATACAGTCTGAAATTTCTCTCCAGGACGATGGCCGTCCACGATAGTGATATTCCATCTCTCTCAGCAGAAGTCTCAGCCGTCGGTTCGACATCTCTGGCGGTAGCAGGAACACTACCGATTCCTCTCCAGGGCCATTTTTGGCAAACTTTCCGAACAATACGTTTGTTCCGCGAACACGTGAGATTTTCCTCAAATCCTGATGTGTCCGGACTACTTAAAAGGTACCTAAGAGAAAAAGGGCTGTTACGATTCGTACTCTTACTTCCAGGCTCGTTAGGTGGGCTGCCAATCATGTCATGGGGTCGTTATATCATGCGCGGAGAAGTCGATGAGTTATCCTGGGATATCGCGTCTACGCTCAGAATTTCCGATGTCAAACCGCTGTTATCCGATTTCCACTTCTTGCTGCTTCGAAAATACACGCCCGAACGTCCTAACATAGAAAGCTTACTTCAAGATCCAATGTCCATACCGTTACGACGACCCGCCGACCAAGTACGACTGATTAGAGAACATCTCGAGCGGGCCCTACCTCGAATAACGAAGAACACTTGGCTACATGAGATCGTTAGTAACAGTGTTTCTCGCCCAGCACAAGAACTGATTCGAGCTCTCTGCTCGACTAAACCGTTTCATCCTGCTATTATGTCTGATATCTACAAACACACTCTTCCGGGTTTACGACAAGATATCTATGGAAGGTTCAACATGACGCGGACTATCTCATCCGCTGTCGGAGGACTCAGGTTTGCACGAGAAATAAGTGCTGCATCGGCCACCCTACTCGGTTGGATCATAACGAGGTATCGAGATGCTTTAGCCACGACTCAGCTTTGTCAACTACCGCCGACTCACACTTTTAATTATGCTTGTAGGTTACGTGCGTTTTGGGGAGTGGCCAGCGGTGAACAACTCGGTACGACGTATATTCCACTTTCTGTCAACCCGACTCGCAACATCTCCGACGCGCCAGGGATCACCGCCTGCACCAGGACTCCACTGAGTCAGATCACAACAACTGTAGGGGAGTACCCTCCAAACTTCGGAACTAAGACTAAACAAAAAGTGAGCCAACACGGTTACAAAATCGTCACATCAAGTGATACAGTTAAATCTTTGAAACACCTCGTGACGACATGCTCTCAACTTGCTGCAGGTCCCCAACTCCGGACGATCATCGATTCTGTAATTAAGTCAAGATCTCCTTGGAGTCTTGCACAGCTCGAGCCGGTCTTCCCGTCAGTTTACGGAGGGGTTGCAGCACATAGGCATGAAAAAATCCGTAATAAACTGCTTGGGATTCTAGGAAATCTGACGCCTCCGACTCACATATGTCTATCTGCGGATAACACAGGAGTTCTGTCCGGCGGACAAGAGGATTATGCAATAGTTTTCCAAGAGTATTATCTGTCCGCTATAAACACTGCCCAAACACTCGCCGCCACGCTCACCTCTAATCGCTACTTCGCACTCCGTTATCCAGTCCCAGATGTACAGCCGCTGTCACCCGAGAGAGTCGAGGCTACGATAACACCAGACGATGTCGGGACTGTCTCTCCGGACAACGCTCTAGCTTATGCAAAACACATGAACGTTAAACGATTATCCATCGCACCTCCGTCCGATATCGTACCAAAACGCACTCGACCGGGGTCAAAAGCTGTGATAATCGCGAGCTACCTTCTTGGAAAACATAATATTAAAACAGATTCGACCGTCAACCCGGATGCGTTAGCGACACAAGCCGTGGAATGGTTTGATGTTGCGGAAATTAACAATCTCACGCTCGAGGAGTTGGTTCGAGGAATGGCGATTGCATGTTGTATCGAAACCGTTTATCACACTCTAAGAACAGGGTTAGCGGTGCAGGTGATTACCAAACACTCGATTCTATACTACACTGCTCGTTGCTACTGTGGAGGTATATCGCGAAGCTTGATGATCCACAACTCACCGCTCCGGCCAGAACTGCAAGCTGAGGGATTATTGCCACCACTCGGCTCGAAGAATGCAACCTATCTGACAAAAAGACTCGCAGGGAAGGTTGCCAACCTCGCGGAGAAGTTACTAACCAGTGGTTATATCGCCACTTCTCTTACTCCTTTTATTCTATTCACAGATACAACAAATAACGGGCTGAATCTCTGTCGGAAACTAGCATGTTACTATCTCGCCTATCCTGTATCAGCTGATAAATCACGTATTCACTTCCCGCGTGGATTGCGACGCACTGTCTTCGATTGTTTTTATGTTACCCGCGACACATCAAATCCCCTCGAGACCCTGCAATACGGTATTGGAGTCGTACGAGCTGCCCTTGATGAACTTAGAAATGGCACGAATCGCACTGTTCGCCACAGAGCGGAATTGGCCCACGGAACATGGCCGCCCCTCGTGTGGGATAATCGCGATTTAGATGAGGCTAAGAGAGATATCCGCGACATGCCCACCTATCGAGCTCCTTCCAAACCCTCTCCCGGAGGATTGGGCCGAACCCTCTTAAACGGAAGTGTGCAAATACGTAGAGGAGACTCACTCGTATCGAATTACAGCAAGAGTGCTTCACCGTTCCTACGAGCACAGAGTCGAATGAGTCGGAGAATTCAGTATCTAGATCACCTGTTCCGGCCTATTGGTATCAAGTCGTCTTCAGTCTCAATATGGCACTTCGCTTTGAACCACTATCAAGAGAGACTGGAGGGAGCATCAGTACTGTCTGTCGGGGTTGGTAACGGAGCAGTTGCCCGCGCGTGCCAGACCTACGGAAGTAAACACGTATACGGTCTCGACTTACGAACGAGTCTGCCCGTCAACACACAGAGAGAAACAAACCACGTTCCTGCAGAAATAACGGATCCATCTCGTTTCAGCTGGGTGTCGGAGATGTACTTGGACGCTGACGTATGGTTCACAGAACGACGCACCGAGCTAATCAACCGGCATCGCCCGGATGCCATAATTCTTGATACAGAGGGCGAATTATCTGAGACCGTTCAAAGCATAATGGAAATCAACTGTGATTTAGTACTAGTCAGAACATTTGCAAGTCTCAACAATCTCAAATCTCTAATAGAAAGCGGGAAATTCATACGTGCTGTCAACTTAGCCGCGGTTCTTCCATCTGATCCGAACGTGAGTACTCCCGTGCTATTGGAAGTAGATACAGACAACACCGCAGGTGTTAAAACCGATTGTTATTCTTCAGAAATCACGCGCACGCCCCTCCGAATGTTCCTGAAACGCAATAAGGAGGATCATTTGGTACGTCTCAAGATAATTTCGTACCCCTTCTCGGAATACATTAAAACAGGGAATCTTCAAGAAGTAGAGTCTGTAATTCTAGAAATGAAACGACTCGAGAACAACACTCCTCACGTGGCGCGCTGGGCGTACACTTCCGAGTCGCGGAAGACTCTCGAGCTTTTCCAGTCGATCCGGAATCTCAACTTCGAGATGGCCTGGCAGACACTACAGCAAGCGCCGATCCCGACTATGAGGAGCGTTAACTTGCTACTGGCCAACTGCTGGCCGGATCTAGATCAGTTCCTCGCCTATGTCGTGTCCCACATGTCCGATGTCATATAAAGAAACTAGGATCATCAACCACAATGCCTCATACCTCTCGATTCAACTATAAAGCCAAAGCTAGCCGGGTCGATGACCTTCAAAGTAAGGCAGAGAACGCCCGGAATAAATTAGTCGATGTGTCACCGCAGGTTGGTCTCCAGGTGAACGCTATTAATGAGATCCATGAGAAAGTCCTTGATCTTGCCTCTTTGTCGTCACACGGCACCGTCTTCCTTGATGAAAACCGCCGGATAGGAGATAAGGAGTTCGACACGGTCACCACACCAGCCGACAAGGTTCTGGCGGACCTCCCGATCCGGAAGATCATTATCCGATCTAGTCAGGTTATTAGTCTGCTCGGACAACGACTCGAAGTAGCACTTCACGAGATGAACGTGTACGAACGTTCTCTCAAAGATCTGATCTCTCATGCCGAGACGACCAGTGCAGTCACAACATCTGTACAACAATCCTTAGCTGCGATCAAATTCATCGGAACTCGACCGCGCAGTGCAGAGATCCGCGATCTCGAACAAGCACTGCACGATGGCGAGGAATTCAAAAGGTACGGAGTAAGTATTGATTCCGATCCAGAGGATGAATCCGACGATGAATACGAGGCTAATGGTACACTAGATGAGGAACCAGCCGGGAACGACAACGACGGTGACAACGATTCTGACTAGAGTGACACTCTACACGAGTTTGTTGTCGGTCGGTTTCGGTTTATGCTATCTTCTGGCGTCAGCCAAAGTTCTACCGGTGCATTTTATCTGATCTAACGAATTCTACGACATATAAAGAAACTAGGATAGAACCTCTCGTCTAACTGTCTCAATGACGTATACCAGCTCGCGGCCAATGGGCTCGATCTTTTCAGCATACTGGACTGCATTCCTCTCCACCCACCGACTCAACATGCCAACTAGTTACACAAAGTGTGTATCTAACAGCTTACGTGTGCGGCTTGAGTCGCTTAAGTACAAACGCGGTTGTCCC